AGCCTTTGCCAAGTCCATACCTGTAGATTCAACTTCTTTAAACTCACCGGGACTGATAGGATCATTATCACCAACCATCCTAACACCCTTTGCCTTAAACCCTCCCGGCAGATTTGCAAACTGACCTGCATCAACAAGACTTCTCATTGCTGCTGTAGCACTCATGGTAAGATTACCAAGGAAGTGCATGAGGCCAAATCCGTAGAAACCAAAACCGGGAACGAACCTATAATGTACAAAATGAGATATACGTTCCTTGTTCTTATCCTCTGGTTTATAATTTCTACGTATACAAAGAACCTTACGAGATTGCTCCTCTATGGTAACTATGTAAGGAAGTGCAATTCCTTCTTCAGAGTTAGATTCTTTGATCTCCAGATAACAATGTTGTTCCAATAAAACATATTGTGGATCTGTGTCCATTGCAGGAGACAATCCAAGTATCGTATCCATCTTGGATGCAAAAGCTGTAGGTTCAGGATTAGTGGCATCGGGAAGATCCAGATCTGAATAGATACCTGAACGAATATCTTTTGCCAGATCAATTGGACTACGATAAATAACATGTGTGTACCTATCTGCCTTCCTAAGATTACTGGCATAGTAGGATACATAGAACTGATCAATAGGGACAAATTCTGAGACAGGACGTTTCAGATTTGCATCATAATATACTTTCTTGAATGCAGAACCTATTAATGGAAGATGGAACAACATTCGTTCAAACTCATCAAAGTATTCTGGCATCTGCTCTGTGAGCTGGTAGTTCATAAAGTTCTTGACACGGTTGGCTTGCATCTCTCTTTCAGGATTAGACTTGCCAAGTATCTGTGTCTTTACTGGTCCTGCCGATGGGAATAGTTCCTGTGATGCTTTACTCTGGAACTTTACGGCTGATTCAATTAGTAATGGATGTACAGCCGTACATGCTCCTTCAAATGGTTCGGACGAATCTTGTATCTTCAGACCAAGAAGATCAAAGCCACGTTCAAACATTGATTCCCAATCACTACGGGAACTCTTGTCGGCATCATAATTGTTATAGACATCTTCTGCAATCTGACTAAGTTCATCATCTTCCAGTTTCTCTGCCAGATTACCGTACCATTCCTTTACTGGTTCTTCAGCTTCCATCTCAACGGTAGTCGAGAAATCCACAATTACTCCCCCATCAGGCTCCAGTTCAAATGTTGCTTCCTGTTCCTCATCCACACTTACAGGATTCAGGGGAACAACATTAGCCAGCTCCTTCTCTATTCTATCAAATGGATTTCGTTCTGTTGCCATTATATTGCTTTCATATTATGTGTGTAAAGATTACTCATTATTGCTGGATCAACTGCCATAATGTAGTTGTCCTCCTATATGTGCTCCTAAAGGTGTATTAGCTACTTGTTCCTTTAAAGCTCTTTTCAGAGATCTTTGTGCAGATTCTCTTTGAGCTTGTTGAGCAGCATTAATTAATATTTGTTTTTGATATTGCTCTGGAGCATATCCTCTCATTTCTTCTAATTCTGATACACCAGCCTGAGTTGGAGAAAACAACTCTGCTGCTATGAATCCCGGTATTCCTGTGACTGCTCTACCTGCAAGTCTTGCTAAAGATGATGGAGATACTTTAGGAAGTATAGCCTGTATTTTTTCAGGACTTGGTAAAACTGATCTGGTAGTTCTTTCAGGACTTGGTAAAGGTCTAGGTTTAGAACTAGAATCTAAATCTGGAATTTTATATGTTTTCTTTTTCTTTAATTTTTCTTCATATGCTTCTGGGTATAGCACTTTTTCAGCCCTTTCCCCAAAATATCCTTCTGGATAATTTTTATGAAATTTATCCCATACTTTATCTTCTATGTCTATTTCTAATTTAGATACCATTTTTTGTGAAGGTTGTGTAAAGCCACCAACATGCCATTTCGGTTCAGGTACATCAGGAGCAATTGTTTTTTGTAATCTATTTACTAAATTATTTCTAGCCATATCAAATTTACGATTTAGATTATCTTCATATTTGTGAAAAGATACAGAATTAAAAGGAATATTATGTGGAACATTTCTAATATTTGCATTTAAAGCAGCTTGAAGTTTCATTTTTGCTTCTTGTTTTTCCTTAACTATCTCCATAAAATTATCAATAAGTTGTTGTGTAGATATTTCTGAACTAGTAGGTAAAGGAATATTAGATATTATAGAGGCAGCAGGAAGACTTGCCAGACCCTGTAATACAGTTCTTCGTCCTATTTTTGGAACTAAATTATTTTCCATGTAATTTCCCCATTACACTATTATACACCTAAACTTTCCAATATGCAACCCTTTTTTTTCTACGAGGCTCATCTTCCCAATCAGGATCATCAGGATGAGACAAGTGCCATGACTCTTTCATGTAATGAATTGCCATTGTCAGGGCATCCACCTGATCATCATGAGCAGCATTTGGAAATTGTATCAGTTCCTCTAGAAGATCATCAGCCCATCTTTTATTCTTGGGTATCCACACTCTTCCAGATTCCATCATGGGAGATGCTGCATAGACACGACTGACTTTATCCCTGTCGGGAAGGTATTCCAGAACAGGTAGGCCAGATCTTCTCATGTCCTGTATGAGAGACTGTCCACTGGCTTTCTTTTCTATGATACAGACATCAGGCTTGTGATCCTTGTATATTATTTGTGCCATTCGTCTGAGTTCCGGGTATTCAAACCTGCCTTTGATATTGCCCAGAAGGATCAGGTTGGACATATATGTTTCATTTCCTCTATCATCCTGATCATACAGAGAAAAGATACCCCATGTTTGTATGACAGAGAAATCTGCTGTAGTCTTGGTGGAGAATGCTGTGTCATAGGTCTGGAGGATAAAGTCACAGGTAGGAGGTTGGTCATGTTCCCACCATTTCACCCACCTCTTTTTTATTAGACCCCCTTCTTCTGGAGTAGGGTTCTGCATGTACAGGGCATTCCAGTATCTTGCCCCATTGGATGCCTTAATTTCATTCTCATCTATTTGTAATACTTTATCTGGCTTCCATTCTGGGAAATACGACGATCCTTCGGGAAGTTCCAGTAACTTTGCAGCTTCATTGTCCAGCCATGCAGGTATCTTAATGACATCCCACGGAATAGTCTCGTATTGGTCCATTTCTTCCTGTTGTTTCAGGAGCCAGCCACAAAGATCATCATAATGATACCTTGTATTAATGATCAATATGGAACCATTGGGCATTATACGTGTTCTTAGACCAGCAGGGTACCATTCCTTGACATATCTACGTCCAGCTTCGGAATATGAGTCCTCTTCAGACATAACATCGTCCAGAATTGCTATGTGTGCTCCTCGTCCTGCAATTTGACTACGTACACCAGCAGCATAGTAGGTGCCACCAAGGTTTGTTTTCCATTTTCCTGCTGCACGAACATCGGTTCTAAGGGAGACACCTTTGAATATGTCCTGAAACTTCTCATCATTGACCAGATCCCTTACAGACCTACCAAAATCACTGGATAACTGGTCACTATGGGACACTGTTAGGATCTCATGTTCAGGATGACGACCTATGTACCATGCAGGGAACAGTTTGGAACAGATAACAGACTTGGAACTACGAGGAGGCAGGAAGACCATAAGCCTTTTTATCTCTCCAGACTCCAGTTTATTTAATTTATCAGATATTACCTCTATATGTTTACCCATTTTCCAGTCGGAGACAAGACTTGGAGCCATTAAACGTACAAAGGTTAAGAAATCTTGTTTAGATTCCTGCTCTATAGTAATATTTAATAGATTATTTAGTTCTAGAAAGGGTAATAGTATGTTTGGATTATCTTGATTAACTTCTATATCCATTTATATCCTATTATAATAAATAAAAAGAAAGAAAAATAAATAATAATAATATTAATATTAATAATATAAGTATCCTTAATATATATTATATATTATATAGTATATTATACACTATATAGACTATCTTTGTCAAGTATTTTTTTAAAAATTATAGACCCTAGTATTTTTGGTAAATATATGTCACCCCCATATTGTGGAACGTGGGCATGGGGGTCATTCTTTGGGGTGGGGTATACCATCAAAATGTTCCACGTGAAACAATCCACCAAAATGATAGCTTAAACCTGACTAATTTAGTCTGAATTGATGAACCGGTCGGGTCTTGTGTGCTTGCTTACTTGTAGGTAA